AGCTGGCAATCCTGCTACTACGGTAAGTAATTGACCGGTACTTCCAATGCCAAGTCTTGATGGAATTAAACTATTATTCTCATATATAATGTCGCCCGCAGTTGTCAAAGGAGACAAAGCGGCAAATGCTGTTGAAGCGGTTGTTTGTCCGGTTCCACCGTTTGCTATAGCTATTGTTGTACCATTCCAAGTTCCCGAAGTAATAGTTCCAACAGAAGTTAAAGACGAATTTACAACATTTGATGCTAAAGTTGTTCCAGTTAATGTTCCGGCAGGAGCTGTTATTGCATTGGAAGAAGCAGCGGTTATTAATCCCTTTCCATTAACTGTAAAAGTTGGAATAGAAGTAGATGATCCAAATGTTCCAACATTAGTATTTACTGTATCAAGTGTGAAAACTCCCGTGTTATTCATACTCAAATCACCACTAGGAGTTTGTGGTGTCGCAACATTAGATGGATTGCCAACAAATATTTGACCGTTTGGTAGTGAAGTTGTAAGTGTACTTTGCCATGATAAAATACCGGTACCATCTGTTGTTAACGATTGACCGGATAAACCGGCACTAGTTGGAAGTGTAAGTGCGTAACTGGTGAAAGTTGTTGGAACGGATATTGTTAGAGTTCCAGAAGTAGAACCTAAAAGACTTAAAGCATTTAATGATACTATATTAGATGAAAAATTACCCGAACCATCTCTTTTAACTAGTGTATTGGGCGTATCAGAGGAAGTTGCGGTCATATAAGCAGTAGTAGCCGACGCTATATTAGCCGCCGTCGCTCCACCAACTGTATTAACTGTAACATTCGCATTTCCAGATGTTACAACTGCCGAAACATCGCCACTCAAAGAAGTGATTGCTGATACTTCTGTAATTTGTGTAACTACGCCCGCACTATTTTCAACATATAAGTTATCATCAGTTTTAGCAAAAAGTTTTAATTGACTTACACTAGGAGGAGTTGGGTTTGTTGATAATTCGGTAAAGACTACTGTCGACATTTTAGTTTCCTATAAAAGTAATAGTGTAGAATCGCCATCTAAAACAATATCACCAGAAATCAAATACACATCCGTTTGTAGCATTGTGTAGTGTGTTGGAATCGTAATATCATTTAATATCTGTCTATCCTGAAGTGCTGCCTGCATTTGAATAGCACCACTTGGTTGAACAAAAGTTAAACTATTTTCTATTTCTGTCGCACCAGTATCTACCCATACAGCAATTGCTCCTGGAGTTGTTGGTGGAATTCCAGTAACATTACCAGATCCACTTCCAGTAGCTTCTACTATATCCAAAGTACCAGTAAAAATATTAAAACGATAGGGCATTAAGTTCTCGCAACATTCAAAATAAAGTCTTTTGTCATATCAGTATAATTAACTGTTACAGTTTGCTGTACTACTCCAGAAACTCCACCGATTCTCGATTGATAAACTTCTTGAGTTGTAGTTGGATACGTTGCAGTTATGGCATCATATGGTTCAGTAAATAAAGTTACATTACCACCCGATATTACAGTTGCGTCTACATTTATAGAACCATCTTGATTTACTTTAAGAATTTGTGGAGTTCCAGAAGTTTCGCCATCAGTGGTTCCATAAACAAGAACACTATCACCATCTCCAGCTCTTACATCAACTAGTACTTCACCATTAATATCTAATGGAGCATTAATATCTACTCTAAAGGCTCCGTCGGCATCTACATAAGCTCCTTGTAAACACTGACTTGCGTCTAAATCTGAAGGTTTCGGTGCTGCCATAAAACTTCCTTATTGAATCTTTCCACTTACATGAACAGTTAAACTTCCAGTTCCGCTAGAACTTACATATGATAATTGAAGCCAAGGATATGAACAATTATTTATTTTAACCAAAGCGCTTCCAGAATCGCCACTAATAGCAATTGGTGTGACTTCTGGATCTTCATTAAAGTTAACTCCATCATTAGATGCAAGAACATTTAAAGTTCCAACTGGACTAGTTCCAGTCCAAACAGCTTGTACACATAATCTCATACAAGAACTTACATCCTGAACTATAGATAATTGACTAGTTGATATACTTTGACCATTAAATAATGGAACATTAATTTGTTGAATTGGATACATAAAGACCTTTCTATCTCACGTTGCCCATTGCCGCTTGCTGCAGACTGGGATTATTTAGAAGCTGAGCAGGTACAGTCGCCGGTGCTGATGGATTAACATTTGTAACTCCAGGACCAGAAATTGATGTTCCTGCTACTGTTTGTCCAGGATTTGGACTCATCATTGGAGCCATATTTCCCTGAGGAGAATTTCCTCCGGGAGGCGGTGGACCTTGAGGTTGTCCACCAGGAGGATTGTTGTTATTTTGAAGAGGTGGAAGAGCTTTTTCTCCACGCATTGCAAGAAGTGCAGGATCGGTTGTGCGAAGCATTGTCATATGTTCTTCAATATGATCCATAACGACTTTAAGAAGCGCTGGGTCAGTTCTAAGTTCAGGATCTGCTATAACCGCCGAATGTTCATCAATGTGAACACTATGTTTATCTAGTGGTGAAACTGGTGGATTTTTACCATCCATCAATTCCTCATTTTCTTTTTTGATAAGCATTAAATCGTCCACTTCTCCTTCATACATTGCTTCAATACGCCCAGTGTTGATAACTTGAAAGTATTGTTGAGGATTCTTAATGATTTTCATCTGCATCATTTGTTCGGCCATTTGAACTCGACCAGCAATTGTGCGAGCCAAAGGATTTCCCATATCAACTACAACACGGTTAATTGCAGAAATCTTCTCTCCGGTGAATTCTTTTAACAATGGGCGATTATTTTTACCCACAAGAGTAATGACTTTAGGAGTGTTTGCAAAATCTTTTAGGATTTGAATAACGGCAGTTCCAACATCTTCAATGAGTTTGACATAATTGGCTTGAAGTCCTGACATAAATTGTAGAGCTTGTGATTGGACTAAAGCTAATGCAGTTCCTGATTTTAATGAGGCTTCGGGATTGCCTCTTGCAACACTATTGATCCCAGAAATTGTTTCAGCGTCTGATACAAGTTGTTCAAGATATTTAAAAACTTCTGCCGGAGTTTCAGTAAGATTCAGCGCCTCTGGTTTTTGGTTCGCTTCAATGACATTTAATGCGCCCTCAAGATTACTGATTGCTATATCAGCCCCACGTGGAACAAAGATATTTTGTACACCAAATGCCGTTTGGTTTGACATAATAGTTCCATGAAGTGCATTAATACCTTCTTGGATTGGAAAGATATCAAACATTGGTGTGTAACCATATGGTGTTCCGAGAATTTCGTTTGGTACAATTCTGAAAACTGGAATAGTTCGATATGGCATTTTTGTGTCTAACAAAACACAATCCGTATCCAAGAATAACATATAACGGCCATCGGGCATTGATTCTGTTTGTCTGTGGAAGAATTCGTAACACGCTATATCATCTGTATCATCATTGGACCAAATAGCAAGTCTATAAACCGCACTTTGGCCTTTAGGGGGCAAAGCTTTTATCTTATCAGCAAATTCTGGATATTTAGCAATAAGGTCGAATCTATTGACCCAATTTCGAGTTAAAATCCAATCATTACTCCATGTTTCTTTTGTTCCGTCAACAACAACGTCAAAAGGAGTAAGAGTGCAGAATTCTAGTTCACCTTCTCTAATCGGTTCATTTGTATCAGGATCTGTGTCGTAGATTTCGCCAGCTGTTGCATTCCAAGCAAGCTTTACAAAACCTTGGCCTAGAACAATAGACAATTCTGTTGCACGTTTCAAACAATCTTCAAGATTCTTTTCTCGCATGTAATAATCAAGAATCTGATTACCAAGATATGTTTGAGCGTATGATTTATAATCTGTATTAACTGCTCTACAGTCCATGGTTGGACGAGAAGCAGTTATCATGACATAAATATGTTGAGCTAGATTTCTAAAATGATTGATTGGAATTTGAACTAATTCACCTTGTTCTCCAGTGAAATTCACACGGTGTCCATAACCAATGTAATCATTAAGATACGCTCCATTATATGCTCGCCACATATTTTGTAGTTTTTCCAGATAATGATTGGATCTTAGAATATTAAAATACGATTCCCCTTTTCCTAAAATAATTGCGGCAGCTCTGTCTGCTGGTTGAGCTGCAAAGTATGTGTCGGACGGACCGAGAAATGGATTATACGACATAATTAAAATTTCCTCTTAGGTCGTGAATTGAAAATCTTTTTAAAAACTTCAACCTGAGAATTGATAGGATTTCCAAAACTTGATGGATCTTGTAAATAAATAGGTAGTGTTTGCATGCTCAATTGATAATGTTGTGGATATGGATTTTTAGAAAATTGAACATTTCTTACAAAATATATGAGAGCCGCAACAGCATCATAGTGTCCATTATCAGCACTTCTTGCGAATTTCTTTTTCTGCTTGTCCCATTTAATATTTTTAAGATGTCGAATTAAAGTAGTACATTTGGGATCAATGATTATTTTTTTATTTTGTAATAAGACTCGAAGATTATTTATTGCAGCGTCTAGTTCGTCTTTTTTGGTTACTTGAAATTGAATGAATTGTTCTCTAGGAAATAGCTTTCTACTTTGTTCATATACTTCCTTTATGAGAATGTAATCAATATCACTATAACGCATGTAAGGAGCTTTATATTCTAATGAAATAGGATTTTTCCATAAAAGAATTTCTTTTTTATTTATTTCTTTTACAAGATGTT